AAGGCACCGTTCGCCACCGCTGTTGCGCTGTCCGCCGCCGCCCATCCCTCCTCGAAGGCATTCGCGTCCAGCACCGCGCCCTGCTCATACATCACCCCGCCCTTGGCGTTGGCGTTGATGATGTGCAGCGTCTGGCTCAGCCACTTGTTGGCGTATTTCTGCGGGTCCATCATAACCCGGAGCAGCCCGTAAAACCGCTTCTCCTTGCGGTCATAGTTGCCGGTCATCGCCTTGAAGGTGCAGCCGTCCTTGCAGGGCTGGTTTTCCAGCAGGATGCCGTCGCGGCCCAGAAACGCCTGTTTCCAGACGTATTTCGTCATCGGGCGGTTCGGGATCACCGTGTCCAGCGGCATGACTTTCGCCAGCTTGTCCCAGTCGGCCTTGGGCATTTCCTTCCGCTCGCCAGACTGCGGATCGACATATTCGACCGACTTGACCTTCTCGCGCCACTGCACCTGGACAACCGTAACCGTGCCGTCGCTGGCCTGCCCATCTTCCCGCTCGCCAGACTTGTACTGGTCGCCGATCAGGGTTTCATGGCTTTCGCCCTCGTCCTTCGCCTTGCTGATCCAGTCCGCGTTGATCTCGGCGGCCTCTTTGCCGGGGAACATGTCCTGCGCTTCGTCCAGCGGAATTTGCCGCACCCGCGCAACCCGGCTGGCGTCCTGCAAGCCCTTCCGGTGGGCATGGCAGTCCCAGCACATTTCCAGCGGATCGAGCCTGACAACGCGCGGCGCGCCCTCCGGGTCGGCCACATAGTCGAGGAGCGTTTCAGTCCAGCCCAGCCCGGCAACAAGCAAATCCTCGAACGCCTGCGTTTCCTCGTCTTCCGCGTTGGCCTCATCGCGGAACCACTCGGCCCCGGCGGTGAGGATTTCATTCGGCTTGGCATCCCCGATCTCGCGCGGGATGAACCTGACCTCGGTGCGGTTGTTGATCTCCGACCCCGAGACAGAGGCGAGGATCACCTGCACCCGGTTGAACACCACGGGAACGCGGGCGTTCTCCTCAAGCTTTGCCTTCTCCTCCTCGGTCCACTGGTGGCCGTCCTTGAAGGCGCATTCCTTCTCGGCTTCCTCGCGCCACTTGGACAGGGCGTTCCAGTCGGCTGTGACGTGGGATTTTAGCGATTCGAAGTCCATCACGCCGCCCATGCGTTGCCGCGCTTGCGAGGCGCGACCTTGACGGGCTTCACGATAGCGAACCGCTTCATCATGAGCGCATACCTGCAAGCCGAAATGAGGTCGTCGCGTTCTTTCACGATCTTGCCGTCCTTCCGGTGATACAGGCGGAATTCTTCGAAGAACTCGCCAACCGTCGAAAACACCTTCCACCGGCCCGTCTGCATCCGGTCCAGCATGTCCATCAAACCGGCCTCGACCGAGTTTGACCCATCTTCGAACGTGGCCCGCTCTTGCAGAAGGTTCAGGCCCTGCGCCCGATATTGTGTGGCGAGGTTTGTCCCCGCCGCCGTGTCGTTGTTCCCGTCATGCGGCCATGACCATGGCAGCCATTCGCCCCAAGGCTTCACAGCCGCCGCGTGGATGATCGGCGTGGCCTCGCGCTGCCGATAGCCCTTGGTGACGTAGATCACGTCCGCGTCACGGTCCCAGGCCAAACAGCCCGCCGCAGTCGGGTGATCCCAGCCGAAGTCCAAGCCGCCGATCTGCACCCAGTGCTTGGGAACCTCGAAAGGCTCGCAGCGGATCAGGTCTTCTTCCACCGGGAAGATGCGCCCCGATCCCAGTGACGGGACGCCCTTGATCCGCGCCTCGCGCTCATGCGGGGGATAGCTGGCGATGATCCGCGCCCGGTCCTCCGGGGTGTAATGCTCGGCATCCTCGATGGTCATCGTGGTGACGCTGCGATCCGGGCTGTCTTCCAGAAGATACCTCGCAACCACGGATGACATTCCCATCAGCGGCGTGAAGGTGACGGCGATCAGGCCTCGTGTTGCGTTGGTTCGGGTGATCCCCTCGAAATACACGTCCTCTGGTGGCTCCTCGTCAAACCAGACGTAGTCCACCGTATTTGCCTGCCACTTGCCCCGGCCCTGTTCATAGGCCTTGAACAACAGCGTCGACGCCCCGCCGGACACATGCTTGATCGTCACGCTGTCCAGGGCGTTGCTAACGCCCATCCGCCGCGTCCTGGCCGCGATGCAGCGCGCCGGGATGTAGCCAGTCCCCCACTCTTCCTCGTTTGCGGGGGGGCCGATCAGCAACCGCTGCACCCCGTCGCGCGTCAGTTCGTAACTTTCCGAACCGGCCAGCGCCGTAATGGGCCTTGTGAACCTGTGGCCCTGCCACCAGTCCGGGTATTCGCCGGTCAGGTGCATCGCCATTTCCGCCGCGCCGCCCAGCGTCTTGCCAAGCTGGTTGCCAGCCATGAACAGGCGCTCGCGAGTGCTGGCGTTGTGGAATTCGATCTGCTTGGCGTAGGGGCGATAGGTGCGCAGCGCTTCTTGCGCCGCCAGTCTCTCCCGTGCCCTCAGAAGGCCGAGAAGCTCAGCCTTGTCCCTTTTCGGCCATTGCTGCCAGTTTTGCGGCAATTGCAGCATCAAGGGCGTCCTCGTCCAAAGGCTGCTTCAGGTCGATTTCCTGCTTGTCGCGCCACAACCGGGGTTGACGGTTTGTCAGCCAAAGCTTCGCCGCGCCGGGGTCGCCCGGAACACTCTGCATGAGGCGGATGACCTCATACTCTCCGTCTTTGCCCTTCACCCGGCGCTCAGTGTAGACAACCTCGCCCATTGCCCTCCGGTAGAGGCTAGCGGCAACATCAGCGTCGGCGGAAACTTTCCCTGCATTGAGCGACTCGAAAAAAGCGGGGTGGTCATTCTTCCAGTTGTTGATGGTGGCCTCATCCACCCCGAAGAATTCCGCGATCTCGCCATCAGTAAGCCCCAGCAGCGCAAGCTTGTGAGCCTGCTCGTTCATACTCGGGTCATAGAGGCTCGGGCGACCGGGGCCTGGAAGATTGTGGCCCGGCTGAAAGCGCCCTGCGCTGTCCCGATCAGCCATATCCGCCCCCAGAAAAGCGCAGCCCGCCGTGGCGGGGATTGTCGCGGTGAGTGTGTGCCGGGAAATGCGAAACGCCCGCGCAGGGTGATCCTGGCGGGCGTACTTATCCGAGCGTGAAAATGACTGATTTTTTCGGGAGCGTCAACCCCCTGTCTGTCAGGCCCGCCCCTCGTCAATCAGCAGCATCAGCGCGCACGGATGCCATCTGCCGCGTCGGCCAGCAGTTGCAGCGTCACGTCCGTCCCTGCGTGGTTGAGCAGGTCGGTCACGGTCAGCGACAGGATCGCCACCATCACCTCGCCGCGTTGCCATCCCGCGTCCGTGGCCAGCTCCACCAGCCGCGACAGATCGCCCTCCATCGCATCGGCGCAGGCGTCGTCACGGTCATCTACGTCTGTCGTTCCCGGCGGGGGCGCTATATGAGCCATCGCCCGGAGCCGGACAGCAGCCCAATCGGGAATGCTGTCAGCGGCGATCCAGCGGCTGATGGTTTTCCGGTCCACCTCGAAGGCGCGGGCGGCCTCGGATTTCCACCCGTGACCGCCCCAGATGCCGGTGCCGAGCCGCTCGAAGTCGGCCCGGCCCATCGGTTTGTCAGATTGCGACATTGTTGGCCACGCCCACCGAATAACCGCGACGAATGAATTCTGCGATGTCCCACTCCTCACCGAGGTATTCGGCAGCGTCGGTTACGGACAGGAGCTTGGCGCCCGGCATGTCGAGGTCGATCATCAGGGAGTCGTCGTCGACGGAAACCGAGATGACCTCCTCGCCGTAGCTCTCGGCGACCGAGCGCGACGGCGTGAGAAACACCGGGCCGCAGATGAAGCCGGTTTCACGGATCGCATTGGCTGCTTCTTCGCTGGTGCCGTGGTAGAGGGTGGTCATTTCCGGTTCTCCTTGGACCTTCGGGCCGGGGCCAACCCCCTTGCCTCATGAATTGAATATGGGACATTACGGGACATAGGTCAACAGGGAAAATGCAGCCCGGCGCGGTTTATTTTTCGACCCCGGCGGCGCGCAGCATATCGGTCGCGGCTCTTTTCCGCAGGGCCAGCACTTCGGATCGGTGCAGTCCGGTCATGCGGGTGACGGAGCCGAGAAACGCGCCTTCGGCCAGGCGCCATATGGCGCGCTTGTGCCGGTGGGGGTGTCCGCCGACGATCAGCGCGCTGCCATGCCAGAGGCTCAGGACAGCCTCGGCGCGCGTCACCTCGGCGGCGGACGGCACGGGAGGCTCAGGCTCCTCCTGCGGCACCTCGTCGAGCGCGCCTTGCAGGTATGCCATCTGCCGCTGCCACGCGGTGATCTCGTCCGGCGTCTCGGGCCATGAACCACGATCCGGGAAACCTGATCGCGGCGGGGCGTCCCACGACCGGGAGACGGCGGCTGCCTCACGGAGCAATTCCCACATGGCGGTCCACGCCTCTGGGGTGTCGTGGTCGCGGTGGTTTTCGGCGGCGAGGGTGACGCCGTGCAGGAGTGCCCTGCGCCAGTCGAAGTGCCTGATCATGAGCGTCATCCCTGCCTCCCCTCGGTGTTGATGTGCCAGCGGAGGGGCTTGCCTTCCGTCCTGGTTGCGAAGCCGCCAAGTTCCAGGCTGTCGAGCCGACTGTCCGCCGCACTGTTGGTCACGCCCCAAGCCTCGCGGGCCTCTTCACGGCTGATGGGCGACATGCCGATGATGGCGGCGGCCCAGGCCTGCCTGCGGTGGCGGGTGGCGATCTGCCCGGTGTGGTGAGTGACGCTGGCGGTGCAGCGCTCCCAGCTGCGCTTGGCGACGGCGCTTTCGTGGCGGGCCATGGCCTCCATGCTGGTGAGGTGGGGGAAGCGGGTGAGGAGGTTGGCGGCGTAGGCTTGCGGGGTCAAAATGGCACCTCGTCGTTGAGTTCAGTTTCAAGGGGAGTTGGCTTTCGGATCGCCGTGACGCGGGCGCCGGGGAATGCCTCTTTGACCGCGGCAACCATCCCGCCATAGGCCGCCAGCGCGTTGCTGACCTCGCGCAACGAATAGACCCTGACGCCCGGTCGCTCGGCGGCGAAAGCTGGCCAGGCCGCGTCGTCACGCAGGATGGCGCAGGTGACGCCGTCCACCTCGATCTCCCAGGCTTCGGCCTTGATGGGCTGGTGTCCGGCGGCGATGGCTTCGGCGTCCATGGCGGCGAAACCGCGCAGACAGGCATTGACGCGGGCGACGACGAGTTGCGGATCTTTGGCGTCCAGCGCGGCGTTAAGGTTCGCCATGGCCGTGCCCCACCGCGCAGCAGTTTCCGGTCTGACCAGATCGGGCAGCCGGTCCTGCCCCCAGGTCCGATCCATCTCGCGGGCCACGCGGTCGAACGGGCCGGTGGCGAGGTCGCATTGGATCTCTGCCGCCGAAGCGCCGTGGTTGGTCAGCCGATCATGGGCTTTGTGGCGCATGGGGCGGGTCATTGGGGGACCCATTGCGTTGCAGCAAGCGCAGCGCCCCATTTGACCTTTTGACCATGAACAGTCAGCCGATCATGAAGCGGCCACCAGGGCAGCCCGTTCGGCGAGTCCAGCAAAGTGCCGATGCCGAAGTAGTCGGCGTCACTGTTCGGCTGCATCCCAAGCAGAAGGACGTCCACGTCCAATGCATGTTCCCTTGCCTTGGCGAATCCTGGGAATGACGAGTCCAGAACGGCAGACTTTGGGATAGCGCCAACTGGCTTCAGAGGTGCGGGCTTGACCTCGACATAGACTGGCCGGTCCAGCCAAAGCGCGAAGTCGGGAACCCACCCGTCCAAATCAATAGGCTCGTATGCCCAAGGCAGACCTTCGATGTCGAAGAAGGCGGCCCAGGTCGCTTCGAGGCGGGAGCGAAAGAGAACACCCCCATAAAACGTTTTGTGCGCTTTCACCTTCACGGCGTGGTTCCTTCTGTGGACTGTGGAAAAGCGTGGACTGTTGAAGCCCCGCCAAAATGCCCCACGGTTTCCACCACACACTCCCCACACCCCACAGGAACTACTGTGGTGGTGTGGTGAGAGAAGTGTTCACAGTTGCTGTGGTGAACTGTGGTGAACTGTGGAAACTGTGGTGAACTGTGGGTTTTCGGGGTCATTCGGAGACCTCCGACATCGGGTTGTTGTCGCCTGCGATGACGATGTTGACCGGCCTTCCGGCGCGATTATCGCGGCCCTCGGCGAGCCTCAGCACGTCCGATGCGAGCCATTTCTCGAGAAGCACTTTGATCTTCGCCTTGCCGGATGTTGTCGTCATATTGATGCCGAGGGTGTCGGCTATGAGGACGCCAGCCCACTTTGCTGACCTGATATCGGCGCGCGGCGGCTCTGCTGCCGAGGAGAAGATTGCGCGAACGCGGGCGGCATCCTGACGGGTCACGCCATCGAAGGCATCGGGCCATTCCCATCGTTCTATAGCCCCAACGTGGTGCCCGTTCGGCGTCCTGACCGATATCTTCTGATACCACTGGTTCACCTCTGCCGAAGGCGGCGCGAGGTTGCTTTCCATGTCTCCAATGCGGAGGAAGTGCCGATGGTTCGGCAGCCCAGCCTTGGCGGCCTCGTCTTCTGTCATGCTGACCAGTATGCGGTTGAACCGGGCCGTCCCTCGGAGAGCGCTACCGCCGCGCATGTCGTCAATGGATGGCGTGATGCCGGGTGCGACTTTGCGAGTGTGGTGTATCAGGCCGAGCGCCACCCCGACCTTGTTTGCCATTCGGCGCAGACGCTGGCCCAGCAAACGAAAGGCTTCGTTGGTCTCTCCGCTGCGTGTCAGGTCTTGCAATGGGTCGAAGATCAGGACGTCGGCTTTGGCTTGTTCGCAGAACTTCTCGAGGCCGACGAAAAGAGTCTCGTTGATGACCGGCACGTCGCCAGACATCAGGTAGAAATCTTCCGCCTCTACGCCGGACACGGGATAGAACCGCCCGTTTATTTCCGACTGCGGTATGCCATAGTGCGTCAGAAGGGCCGCTACGCGAGCGTCCATGACGTCTTGGTCGTCTTCCGCGTTATAGTAGACGACGATCAACGGGTCGCGCGGCTGGCCGGTCAGAAAGCCGCGACCAGTAGCCATGTCCAGGGCCTCGGCAAGGCCAAGCATGGACTTCCCGACCTTCGGTGCCGCCAGCGTGACCGACGTGTATTTCCGGGCGTAGAAGTCGGAATACAGGAACTCAGGAACCGGGATTTGGCTAAGGTCTTTCTCGCGCCAGGGCGTGAACATAAGGGCTGGGATTGCCGCAACCTCGGATTCGGACAGTTCGCGGAACTGCGTCGATGCCTGCGACTTGTGCTGACGTGCTATTGCCGAAAGGTCTGCGCCGTTTTGCCTTGCCAGCTCTGCGATGGTTCCGAAGCCTGACCCACCGCCGACGTCAAAGCTTTTCCACTTTGATGCCACCTCACCGGCCACATACTTTGTCCCGCCAGCCGACCATTCCTCAGCTATCGCCAGACCAAGATCAGACCCATTGAATTTGTCGTGCAGCCCCATCAAGACAGACAACCAATCTTGATAGCCGCAATCCGGCGCAATGAAGGAAAGCAATTCCCGAACTTCGCCTTCCGATGTCTTGGACGAGTATCCCGTATCGATCTGGAACGCTGGTGCGGATGCCGTGGCCCTCTGCGACAGCGGCACGGCTGGCGCGCTTGATGCGAAAACGCGGCGCATCTGGTCCAGCGTGACGGCAGGGCGCGGGTCCGCGTATTCAGTGCGCAGCGTGGTCAGTTCGGAGACATAGCCACGCTCCCGCTTCTTGGCGAAGGGCCAGGACACGGTTCCACCGATCCGCATGATGCGGCTGGGGTTGATGACCGAAGCGTCGGATCCGAAGTGCGCGGCGATGGCCGACTGCATGTCACGCCATTGTGCGAGGTCATGGCAGGGGTCTTGCAGCGACCAGTAGACATGCGCGCGGGTGGACGGGGTTGTTCCAGTGGTGACGGCGGCGGACCATTTCGGGCCGTCAAATCGCAGGACGTTGCCTGCTGCGGCTGGGTCGTCGCAGTCTGCCCACAGGAAGAACGCGGCGATGATGTCTGTGTCCTTTGCAGACCCTGCACAGGTTTCGCGTATCGGGTTGCGGACGGCATAGAGGTTGTAACCGCGCTGGTTCAGATCGGAGATAACGCCAATGGCATCATCCATCCAATCGACGGCGTACTTGAACGTCTGCGGTTGGCTGCCTTCCTTGAAGGCGCGGATCTCGAACATGGCGCGTTCAGGCAGTTCGCCCCATCGCGCAGTCATGTATTCCAGATCGGCCCGGATGGCGGCAAGATCGGGCTTTGGGTCCGCCTGCGTATTCAACACTTGCCCGCCTCGGTTGGTTTGTTGTTAGGGTGGCCCCACCCCCGAGAGGGTGGGACGGTTGTTGCGCTGGTGGACGCGGCCCTCAGAAAGCGTCGTCGGCCAGAGCTGCTGCCGGGGCCGGTGCGGCGGCTTGCTGCTGCACCGGCTGCGCCGGTTCGGTGGCGATACCGGCGGCGGCCCCTTCCTTGAGGCAGTCGGGGCGGGGAACCCACTTCACCACTTCCAGGATCGGGGTATTGGTCGAGCCGCGCTTGAACTGCTCGAACTTCGCCCCGGTGCAGCGCACGAGGGGCAGCATGTCCGGGCTGGGCTGCTGTTGCAGCGCGGGGACGAGAGCCACCAGCGCGCCCCAGACGGACGCCCCGGCCTGATCCCAGCTGGCCGTCTTGCCTCCGCCGATGGCACAGCGGACCTTGAAGCCCTTCTTGTAGTCCCGGCCATCGGTGGACGGGTCCGGCATGAACTGGTTCAGGCTGGCGTTCATCTTCCAGTCAGGGGCCTGTCCGGCCACGCCGTCCGAATAGCACCAGCCGGTTTTCATCGTGGTGATGTCCAGCACGACGCCGGTCGAGAAGCCGTCGAACTTCACCTTGCCGTCCGTGTCGCGGATGAAGAACGACTTGGCCGGGATTTCCCCGTCTTGGGTGCCGCGCGCGGACCAGCTGATCCACGGCCCCTCGGAGCCGCCGCTGCCGCCGGTGTCGAAATTGGAGAAAGCGTTCATGTTGTTTCCTTTGTCGATTTGCCCGATCTGGGGCTTTGGATGCGGGGAGCCGCCCCGCGCGGATCAGCCTGCGCGTTGCGCGTAGGACAGAATGATGTGGTCGAAAGCGGACGGATCGTGCTTGATCAGGGCGAACAGAAATGACCAATGCGAGGCCATGTGGTCGCGCGCCGTATCCAGCTTCACGGGCGTCTCGATTTCGCTGATGATCTGTTCCGAGTAGGCTCGAGCCATCTGATGCGTGTTCAGCCCATGGCATTGATCGAGAAACCAGTCCGCGACATAGGTCTTGACCGCATACTCCAGGGTTGTGCGGTCGTCTGGCGGCCCGAGATCAATGACGAAACTCATTTCACCTTCCCCATCGCATACCACGCCAGCAGCGCCGCCTCGGCTCTGCCGTCATCCTTGACCCGCGCCCATTGCGCCGCATCGTCCGGGAACGTGAGCGAAGCCTGTTCCCGGCTGGCTGACTTGGCGGAGGAGAGGTTCAGCGCGGCCTTCCAATCGGCGGGGCGCACCTCGGTGACGGGAATGCCCTTGAAGTGCAGAGCGGAAATCACCTTGCCGTAGGCCATCGCGATCTTCGCCACGTTCGCCGTGCCGATGATCTTGGGGTAGTAGGGCTTTTCGATCATGCAGAG